ATGCGCAGAAAAGAGTCAAACGTTAGCAGTTTGCTGGAACTCACCAATTTTGAGGTAAGCTATTCTCTGGTTACCAATGAAGTTTACTTGTCTGCATCCTTCACTGATAACATGGCCTGTATACCAAACTGGCCCTTACAAGAATTTCCGGATCAACTAATATGCATTTCTCGAGCAAAAGCTGTTGCCCTAATCGAAGAGCTCCAGAAGACCATCAACTATATGGATGCAGGAATAGATCGAAGTTCAGGTAGCCTTCTCCAGTAGCTGACGAGTTTTATAATAATTTGATATATATATCGTTCAATATTAGCGAGTACTTATAATGAGTGAATTTAGTAATCTTTTAAATAGCATACCTGGATGGTTATCCTCCTCCCTCACAGCTCTAGTTGGTACTCTTATTGGCGGATGGTTTACCCTAAAAGGAGTGACCCAACAAGCTAAGCTGTCTAAAGTAGAGACAGAAAGAGAATCCCTTGAATTACAACTTTCAGTATTAAAAGGAGTTAAGGGAGAAGTTTTCACCCTAATCAATTTATATAATAAAAGGATGAAAACACACATTGATAATATAAAACCGGGACAAATGTTGATTCTCACATTCCCTGTAGGGGATGATAATTTCACATTCTATGAGCAAAATGCGAATGTCATTGCAAAACTAAATGATTCTGCTAGAGACTCAATAATTAACATATACACATATTCACGCTCATTAATACAATCATTTAAAGGAAACAACAAACTCATTGAGGATTATGAAAAAATCCTTATTGGCATGGCAGACAATAACAAAGATAAAACCATGTATAAGAGATTACATGATGCAAAAATAAATGTAATGGTAGATTATGCTCAAGGGATAAAAAATATTGATGCAGAGCTAAGAGATGCAGTCAATAAGGGATTCGACATTATCGACCAAGAAGTAAAGTCACTACAAATGAAATTAAACAAATTAGCTTCATAGAATGCTCCACTCCCTGTTCAATATTTTTACAAGCTTATCAGCCAACCGCAGCACGTTCTTGCATACGACGTGCTACGGTTTCATTTATCTCCGACCGGAAACTTCTTATACAGTGTCGATATACCAACATCATAGATGATCGCCACCTTCTGGCGAGGAACGCCTGATGCAATTAATCGTCCGGCCTGCTCCCATTGTTCTGGTGTAAGTTTGGGGCGACGTCCACCAATTCGTCCCTGTGCGCGAGCTGCTTCCAGTCCAGCTTTTGTTCGTTCAACAATCAGTTCACGCTCCATTTCAGCCAGGGCACCCATCACATGAAAGAAAAAGCGCCCCATTGGGGTACTGGTATCAATTGAATCCGTCAGACTACGAAAGTTGATGCCTCGTTCGCGCAACTCCTCCACCAGCACGACAAGATGCCGCATACTGCGCCCCAGTCGGTCCAGTTTCCAGACCACCAGCGTGTCACCTGCCGATAATGTCCTGAGCAGCTTTTTCAGTCCTGGTCTGTCGGACTTTGTACCGCTTATCTTGTCTTCAAAAATCAGCTCACATCCTGCACAGTTCAGCGCATTACGTTGTAGATCGGTATTCTGGTCATTTGTTGATACACGTACATAGCCAATAAGCATGTTAAATTCCCCTGGTAAAAGCAGGAATGATGCCATTTGCTTGTTATTTCTTCATTTTCATAAACGTTGGTTTGGGAGAAGCGGCGAAAAGGGATGTGGGCACAGGAGATAATCAGATACCGGATATGGGAGCATTCGCTTCTGGTTCGGGATGGTTCAGGCTACCAGGTGGATATATTGTTCAGTTTGGCACTTTTGCAGGAAACACGACCCGCTTTATCAGTGGACACTTCCCTATACCATTCCCTAATCAGCCGATGGTTTCAGTCAGTGTTATGTCTGATGCCGTTCAGTCAGACCCGTCGATTCCTGCCCCGCAGGTTTTGTCTGTAAATTTTGAACATATCAGTAATTCAGCGTGGCGTGTGGCAACCAGTGATATCTCACAGCAATACAGATTCAGTTATATTTCGATAGGACGGTAGAAATGCAGAAATATATTTTCAGTGCCGATAAAAATGCGTTTTTCCCTGTGGAGCTTAAAATCGCTTATCAGGAATCCGGCGAATGGCCCGATGATGGAATCGAAATTGACGACACTGTTGCTGCCGAATTTATGAAGGAAGCACCAGAAGGAAAATACAGAGGTGTCATCGACGGAATGCCTGCATGGATTGATATTCCACCGCCAACTCATGAGGAACAAATTGCCGCAGCCGAACTGAAAAAGCAGCAATTGATTAATCAGGTCAACGAATACATAAACAGTAAGCAATGGCCTGGTAAAGCGGCGATTGGTCGCCTGAAAGGTGAGGAACTGGTGCAATATAATTTGTGGCTGGATTATCTGGACGCACTGGAGCTGATCGATACTTCCGGTGCGCCAGATATTGAATGGCCTACGCCTCCGGCAGTTCAGGCCAGATGACGTCCGGCGCTGTGCTGGTATCTGTTGCCGTCACCGCGTCAATATAATCCAGCACAGCGTTAAGTCGGGTGTTTTCTGGCTGCGTCAGCTTCCGCCCGGCCTGTAATTTCAGTTGAATCAGACTGATGGAAGCCATTGCAGCATCAATCAGCGACTGGCGCTTTACTTCTGCCGCGTCTAGTGCGGCGCTATGCTGTGCCTCGGTATCCGTCACCCATTTCTCACCATCCCATTTATCGTATGGCGTTAATGGGGCGATAGTGGTTGTATTTTCAGGGTAATCACCCGGAACTGT